AAGAGGTCGGCAAAAAGTATGAGGACACCCTGATTACTCCCCGTGTCCTTGAAACGGTGAAAGCCGTGGTTGCCCATTACGATGCAAGCAGCCTGATTTCCAACCGGGATGCAGTCGCTTCCCAGATGGACACGAAACTGCGGGAAGTACTGGCACAGTACAACATCGACCTGCAGTATATCAGCGTGACCAATTTTGACTTCACTGATACCTTTACCGATGCGGTGGAAGCAAAGGTCAAGGCCCAGCAGGAAAAGGAAAAAGCCGAGACTGACGCCGACAAGCGCCGCGTCGAAGCGCAGGCCACGGCGGACGCTGACCTGATCGCGGCCAATGCGGAAGCAGAAAAGTCCAAGGTGGCAGCGGATGCAGAACTGTATGTTGCAGAGAAAAAGGCGGAAGCAAACCGCGCTCTGAATGACAGTTTGAACAGCAACCTGCTGGAATACTACAAGATCACCGATGTGGAATCCCGCTGGAACGGTGAACTGCCTGCTTACGTTGGCGACGGTAACAGCATCCCCATTATCAACGGCATCAACTGACCTTTGGAGCCGCCCCAAGCGGCGGCTCCTTTTTATGTGAGCATAGGGAATAGGCCCCACCCGGTTCAAGCCCGGAAGTGCCCACCGAAAGAAAATAAGCAGAAAGGAGCAGAAAATGGCAAAGTTCAGTATCATGCTGTTCGGCATTGACGGCTACACGAAAAACAAGATGCAGCTACCGTACAAGCTGGACGCAAAAAGCTCAGATGCAGCACTCCGTGAGGCACGGATGTGCGCAATGACCTTTTATCCGAGGTTTAGTGAAACGGAAAAACCGGACGTGGAGGTGGTCAAAAGATGAAACTTTCAGGGCTGACAAAGATGGTCAAGCGGCAGCTTGTCTGCAATGTTTTCCATAACGACGAGAGTGATGATTTCTACATTGGAACTGCGTCGGCGATTTACTGCGCTACCGGTTTCCCGCGTCCGCTGAACCGCAACCAGATGGGCGCTATGCTGGGAATCAGCGAGGATACCATGATCGAAAAGGTGGTTTACAACGACTTCGACTGTGCATACAAAATTGATTTTCAGGGTTTCAATCTTGACGACACAATTAAGGATGAAGTCGAAGTGAAGAAACTGGGCATCGGTATTTACTGCAGTGGAGAAATCCTTATCCCGCTTGTGACCGAGGATCGCCACATGGTCGGCATTATCTGTCAGTCGCACCTTGC